TATTTTGTTGAGGACGTTTATACACATTTCTGGGTTGTTATGGTATACTGTATTAAACCCATCTTGGTATACTTCTTCTAATAGTTTGTTAGTCTTACCTACTTGGTATTTTATGTTTTGTCTAAACGCCTTACTTCCTTTTAGTTCGTCATTTGCTTCCAAAAGTAATTGTGCTATTAGTACACTCTTTAAGTAGTTTAGGTGTTTGTCGTTTATTACTTGTTCTTCTCTATCCATTTTTCTTGTTCGTTTCTTATGTATTCTATTTCACGTCTTAAATAATCTGCAGCTTTTTCTAAGTCTTTTAATTCACTTTCTTTCTTACCTGCTCTACAAATATACTTAATAATATTGCCCCTGTTGAAGTTTAGGTTATAGTCTTTTATAAAGTCTATAACATCATAGCCCTTACCATTCTCATAGTGTAAATATGTTGCTCTCATTTGCTTTGCTTATACTATTGCGTTGTCTAATTGTTCTATTAAGTGCCTTATTTCGCTTTTCTCAAACTTTCCTGTAATTTCAGCGTTATAAGTTTTAAACGTTAAGTGATACATATCTTTTTCTGTATCGCCTTTTCTTTCTTTTTTTCCTAAGTACTCAATCTTTAAATCAAATTTCATTTTTTATAGTTTTTAAAATAATTTATGTTTTAATTTATATTCTGCTTCTTTTATTCTCTGCTCTGCTATCTTAAAATAATTATCGTACATTTCAATACCTATAAAATTTCTGTTTGTATTAACACAAGATACTCCTGTACTTCCAGAACCCATAGTTAAATCAACTACTAAATCATTTTTATTACTAAAAGTCTTTATTAAATCTTCTAACAGTAATACAGGTTTTTGTGTTGGGTGGTAGCCGTCATAATCCTTTTTGTACTTCAATATGTTGCTTTTGTACTTGTTGCCTTCCCAAAGGTTAAAAGTGCTACCGTATTTTATTTTATACTCATTATCTATACGCTTTAGATCTTGGTATGTGTGAGGTATTTCAATAGTCTTTTTAACGTGGTTAAATAAATCTTCAACCATTAACTCGAATACCATCCCTTTGCCATACCCAAACTTTATAGAAGTATGAAAATTAACGCTTTGTTCACTTGAAAAACGTCCGCTTGTACGCATTGCATTTAAGCAATCTTCTTTTGTGTGTTTTTTATATATTTTAAAGAATATATCTTTTAACGGGTGTTTTGCTTCATAACAAGATTTTTTGCTAAAAACTAAAACATCCTCCGTAAAAGAAACCATATTTTTTTTAACACCTAAGGCATTTGCAAAATTATCTTTTTCCCACGTCGCTCTATAATTAAAAGGTATGTTTGGTATCGCTTCCGTTATTAATTTAGTAGTGTATGGCTCTTGGCTAAATAAAATCATTTTACCATTCTTTCTTAATATACGGTTTGCAATTTCATATACTTTTTTTGGCTCTATCGCTAAATCCCATCCGTTAATACCTAACTTTCTACCACCATCAGTATTCATATTACCATAAGGTAAATCAGTCAATATTAAATCAACACTACCACTTTCTATTTTATCGCTTTCAATTAAGCAATCCCCTTTATATAGTTTCATAATTCCCCTGTTAAACAATAGTTATCTAAATCTGCACCCTCTATAAAGAATTTGTTATATAGGTCAAGTGCTTTTTCTACTTTTTGTTCGCCTCTGAAATAAAATTCTTCCGAACAGTTAAATATACCAATATCTAAACTACCTTTGTCCAAAGCTAAGAAATAAAAATCTTTGTGGCTTTTACCGAACAAATTACAATATAAATAACATTGTACATCATATCCGTATTTATTGGCCGAATAGCTAAACCCCTTTATGTCTGTTGTAGTTTTAAGGTCTACTATTTTATCCTTGCCCAATACATCTGCCTTACCTCTAAATGGCATATCCATTACCTCGCCTATTACAGGCACTTCAAACTCACTATCTCTTATTAGTTCCTTTGCGTGTTCGTTTCTTAAAAACGCATCAGCTAAACGTTCTGCGTCGCTTCGTTCCTTAGCTGTAAACACTCTGGGGTTTTCTGCTTTCGCTTCTCTAAACTTTTTTGTGTTCTTGCTTTGAACGTCTATAAAGGTTTGTGCCTCGAAAACGTTTGGCTCTAATATAGCGGTGTGAAACAACCAACCATCACGCAACGCTTGGCTTTCTGCACTTCCATACTCCAAACTAAATTTGTACGTCTTAGGGCTTGAAAGAAGCGTTTTAAGACTACTGCTACTAAGTGCTAATCTATTTAGTTCCCCATAGTAAAAATTGTCATCTAACATACGTTTTAGCAACTCTGCTTTGTCGTATTGTTTTCCGTCTAATAATCTTATTTTATTCAAGGTCATAATTTTTACAAGTTTCTGAACAGTATGTTTGTCCGTTGGTTTCTGTGTCGCACATTTTACAGGTGCTTAATTCGTCTGGTGCATCTATGTAATCGTCCCAAATATTCATATTTCGTATTGTTTTAGTTTGTTTTCTAATTCCTGTATTTGTTCTTTTTGTTTTTGTATCATATCATTTTTTTGCTGTCTAATAAGACTAATCCTTTTATGTAATACCTCAACCTCTGTTTGTTGTCCGTTTACAAACATACCTATCTCATTCATTGCCTTTACACAATTTCTAAGGTCGGTGTTTAATGGCTTGGCATCTTTCCACTCCATTATCTTATCGGCTAACCAATTAAACCATAAATGATATGCTTGTTTCTGTAGTAAATCCATTATGAAGCTGCACCAATAATAAACCCTAACACAAAAGTTAGAGAAGCAAATAATAATATTGCTAAGCGTATTATAAATGCTCGTGCTTCTTGTTGTTGTTGTTCTTGTTTTTCTAATTCTTTTTGAGTGTAAACCTCAATCCTGTTTTTGCGTGTTTGGATATGTAATCCTGTTTTTGTTTTCTTCATTTTATTGTATGTTAAATATTATACTTTTTATGTATAGTTCTCTATTCTCTAAACGTTTCTTAATGCGTTCTGTTAAACTACCTTTTGTTTTTAGTTGTATAAGTGTAGTTTGTATCTGTCTAAGTTCTTTTTTTAAGTCTGTTAATTGTGTTCTCATAATTGTTATTGTTTACACAAATATAGAAATTATAAACGAATTATAAACAAACTTTTTACGAAAATTTACGAAAATTTTTATTTTACTTCTTAAAATCGTTTAAATTAATTATTGATGCTTGACTTTCGTCTAACAAATAACAGGGTTTTAATACTTTCTTTTTAGTCCATAGCGTTGTGTCTGGACAATACATATCTTTGCTCTTTAAGTCCTTTAGGTTGTTTAGCCAATACATATAATTTCCTTTTGGGTCATTAACAAAGTATAATGCAATCTTATTTGTTTTTATCAGCTTATCGTACTTGTAAACCTCTAATAGTTTTTCTTTGTAATATTTTTTTCTAAACTTAAATTCTATTATACATTCTTTGCCTTTTGGTGTCGTGCCTATTGCATCGTAATGCTCAAAACCCTCGCCTGTGTGTTTTAAGTTCCAACCATCTAAATTCAATAGTGTTATTACTGCTTGTTCCCATTTGTGTACGTCTTTTATCATTTATTGTAAAGTCTGTCAATATCAGCTATCCATCGTTTTAATTCTTTCGGTCTGCAACTACACGGCTCGTAATATGTGTGATTATAATACTTTGCGTGAAGCGTACATAATAGCTTGTATTGTGGTTGTGTTAGTTTCGTTGTTACCTCTGCTTTAAATTGTTCCCAATGTTCTTTGTCTAATCGTTCCATAAGTCTAAATCTATATCGTTCCACTCATCACGTCTTTTGTCGCACCCACAATCTTTGCCAATTGCTTTGCTAATCTTTTTTACAAGCCAATGTATACCTGTGTAATAAGTAATGTAAAATACTAAATCCCCTAATCTCATAATTTATCTTTTATATGTTTTTTTGCGTTTACATAAGTGTTGTATAGTGAATAGTAACTTATGCCTGTTTCCCTACTCAATCCTGCTACGCTTTTGCCACTTGCACAAATCTCGAATACTTTTCTATCGTACCAATACATATTGTCCATTATATCGTCTATTTGGTTTTTACGTTTAGCGTATTCTATCTCATCTATTCCTAATTCCTCTGCTTGTTTTAATTCGTTTATTTCCTCAATATATTCCTTTATTTGTCTTGCCTCTTTTTTGTGTGTGTTTAAGTATATACCTCTTAGCACCTTCCAACAATAATATATATTTACATCTTCATTGTGCCATAGGTCTAAACCCTTGTCCACGTCTTGAATAAGTTGTATGTACATTTCCTGTACTATGTCCTCTGCGGTGCTTTTATTACACCCAAAGGCATATACAACTCTTAGCCAATCTTGATGGCGTTCATAAGCCACCTCTACAAGACTTTTTTTCATTCTAATAATTTCTTTTTAGGTACTACAAAATATTCTAATGGGTCGTATATCTCGCCAACTACAAAAGGCAATCCGTACTCATTTATACTAAAGCTAAACGTTTCAAAAGAATAACCCCTTGACCGTTTACAACTTACTGTAATCCATTCCTTATTAACTGTATTCGCCTCTAATTGTATCTGTGTTTCTGTTTTCTTTTCTAAAAAACTTCCTAAGTGTCCTGTTGGCTTGTCGCTTCCGTAATTGCTATGTATAACTGTGATAATATGACAATTAAATTTAGCACTCCATTCCATTATTTTTTGAACACATAAATTACTTTCTTCTAAGTTGTTTACATCGCTCACAAGGTCGGCAATACCATCTATTATTACAAGACCGTTTTTGTCTTTATTTTCTTTTAGTATAAACTCTATAAATTGTAAACGTTGTTTATAGCTTATCGTTCTTAACGCAAATGTTTGATAACAACCTACGTCTTTAACATTAGCCATATCTACAACCCTTTTAAATACTCGTTGAGAGTGCCAATGCCCTTGCTCTGTATCAAAATGTATTAAGCACTTGCCCTCTCTGTGTCCTTTTATCTTACCTCCAAAATTGTTTCCACCACTTAAATAAACCGATGCAAGTAATGATACAAAAAATGTTTTCTTTGTTTTTGGTGGTGCTTGTACAAAGCTAAAGTTTCCATAAGTTCCTATTGGTATTGGAAACGTTAATTGACCACCTTTTGTGTCTATTGTTTTTTCCCCTAAACTCAACGCTGTTGGTGGATACTCCATAACTTCGGTAGTGTCTATTGTACATTCCTCTTTTATAAGTTCCATTAGCATATTTTGTGTAGTTTGTTCCTCTGTCATTTCTTATTGTTTTCTTATTTATAGTTTTTACATATATATTCTAATTGTACTTTATTTAATTTAAACCACTCGCCTCTCAATCTACAATGTTGATACAATTCGTGTAATTCTTTTTCTATATTATTTTCAAATATCTTAATTAATTTTAAATTAGGTTTTTGACTTTGTAAAGTTTTTTCTCTTTTTAAAGGATTTATACTTGCGCCTATTTTATAACTATTATTACTATTGTCTTTTATTATATAACATTTAGTTTTTTTTATTCTAATGTTATTTTTTATTCTGTTTATTCTTTGTTTTTCTTGTTGCACTCCTTTATATTTATTCGAGTAAGGATATATATGTTTTTCGTAATATTCCCCAATACAATAATTTATAAACTCATTATATTCGTCTAAACTAATTCGAGATAATTTATGAAACACAAAATTTATAAACTTTTTTTTATCTTCAAATATATTTTTATTTCTATAAAAAATATTACTTGATTGATGTGGGTATGATTTTTCTTTATAATGTAACATATTTTTTTGTTGTTGTTTTCTGTAAAGGTATAAAAAAAGGGGGTAAAAAACCCCCCTTGATTATGAAAAAATTAAAATGGTAAATCCGCCGCTTCTTCTTTTGGGTGTTCTTGTACAGCTTCTTGTACTTCCTTTTCAGCGTTCACAATAGTTCCGTTGTTCCATACAACTTTACCATTGCCTAAATACGCCTTTTGTTTTTTCGCTTCACGTTCTTCCTGTGTTTGACTAACATAGATACTTGTGTTGTTTCCGTATCTTGTTTCGTCGTTTACAGACATTGTTAAATTGACGTATACAGCACCATCTTTACCTGCTATAAACTTTTCTTTTGGTAGCTTTGCTACGTTTAAACTAAAATTAATTAATGCACTCATATTTATTTATTTAAGGGTTTTATATTCTACTTTGTTTTCCGTTTTAGGTTTTTTAAAGCTGTCGCTTTCATCTTCGCCAAATACACCAAGTTCGTAAAATCCTGTTAGTTTAAGGACTGCTCGGCTCATTGCACGTTTTTCTGCCATTTCAGCAACATACCAAGTATTGCAGTTTCCGTCTTTGTAGCCCTCGCCTTTTAGCGCACTTCCAAAGGTTTCTATGCTTTTACCATCTTTTTGTGCAAGTGCTTTAAACACCGCAAAGTTTGGCTCACATTTTATAACTTCATAGTTTACACTCATTTGCTCAAGTGCTTGTATTTTGTCAATACCCTGCCTTGTAATAATGGTGTAGTGTTGATGTTTAAAAAAGTCATCTTTTGTTAGGTTATACTTTTTGTATAACTCTGTTAGTTTTTGTTTATTCATTGTTATTGTTTAAATATTCTACTTCTAAAATTGC